ATTTCTTTGAATTCGTTCGTGAAGGCAACATTGAACTTGACGTGTATTGCTACAATCAATCGAAGCTTCAGGACTTCCAGCGGGAAACGAATTCATTCAAGGACTTGTCAACGCAAAAATTCAAAAAATGGGTGCGCGAATACGCGAACTTTAAGGGATACAAATACACCGAAGGCCACAATCACATGGGACGATATTTCATGTTGACCGCTGGATCACCTTCGCATGACTTCACGCCACCGAAAAAAGATTGTCCATTCTAAATAATAGCTTATGAAACCTTTAATTTTTATTTCAGTTATGCTCACCGTCGTTATGTGGTGGTTGATGCTTTATTTCTTCGGGATTTGGGGTGCGTTCGGTTGCATAGCGCTGGGTTGGTTGTCCTATCTTTACATCAAATACAACGGGTTGCCATGAATCAACACAAGATTTATCGTGTTTTGAGATTGATTCAGTTACTTGAAATCAAACCGCGAACCGTGAACGGAATGTCAAGGTATCTTGGAATCAGTGAACGAAGCGTTTACCGTTATATTAAACTTTTTATGAAGTTAGAAATGCAAGTAAAAAAGGATAAATTCAATAAATACTTTATAGAGAAATGAACAAAGAAAACAAACAACGATTGAATGACTTGCAACTGGAATACAAACGCGAGAAATATCCGACAATCCCGGTTGATTATTTGACGCTGACCAAGTTCGAAGACAAGACCGCCAACGGCCTGACCAAGGCAATAACTTCGTTCATCAAGTTTAACGGCTACCAAGCGGAACGAATCAACACAATGGGCGTTGCAAGGGAAAAGAAACGAACCGACGGAAAGGTCATCGGCGTGACATGGACGAAGTCAACATCGACCAAGGGAAGCGCTGACATTTCCGCAACGATCCGGGGACGTTCGGTCAAGATTGAAGTCAAGGTCGGGAAAGACCGTCAAAGCGAAGCACAAAAGAAATACCAAGAATCAATCGAACGCGCTGGTGGTGTTTATATTATTGCGCGTGACTTCGATTCGTTCGTGGAATGGTTCGACAAATTCGTTCAGGAATGATTGAAATCAGCATCACACAAGAACAAATCAAGCGCGCCAAAATGCTTTATAATTTCAAAGCGCTCAACAATTCGATTCGTAAAGGTGAAGGAAATTTAATCGGCGCGCTTGGTGAAATCGTCGTGTTCGATTACTACCAAAACAAAGGATGCACCGTTGAACATTGTCAACACCATGACTTCGATTTAATGATTGAAGGTTACACGGTTGAAATCAAGACGCAAGAAACAAGATTCAAACCGATTGATTCATGGACGTGTCACGTTTCGGACTTTAACGCAACGCAAGATTGTGAATTTTATTGCTTTCCATTTATCAACGAATCAATGTCAACGGCCTGGTTGGCTGGAATGATTACGCAAACTCTATTCAAACAACGAGCCGTGTTCAAAAAGGAAGGTGAAATCGGTTTCAAGAAACCGTTTCTTTGCGACACATGGACGGTTCGAATTGATGAATTGACAAAAATTTCTTGACCTTTGTTTCACGAATGAAAATAATTTCTATATTTGGTAAAATTTTAATACTTTAATTTATGGCGACAACAAGAAAACAGACCGAAGAGGTCACACCTGAACAACCGAAAGGACTATTCCACAAGCTTCATTCGGCAAAGCAACACATCGGAAAGGTAGCGAAGAACGCAACGAATCCGCATTTTAAGAAAACTTACGCGGACATCAACGCATTGCTGGAAACGGTCGAACCGATTCTTTTATCTTATGGCCTTATTTTGCTTCAACCGATAAAAGGGAACACGGTGTTCACAATAATAACGGACATTGATTCAGGCGAATCCGTGGAATCATTTATGGACATTCCGTTGAACATTGTTGATCCACAAAAAACGCTGGCTTGCATTACCTATTTTCGACGCGGAACGCTTCAATCATTGTTGTCGCTTCAATCAATCGACGACGACGGGAACGAAGCAAGCAAGCCGACGACCAAACCGACACTTGACAACGACCGATTCATCAACGCACTGGACGCAATTCAACAAGGAAAGTTCACGGTTGAAAAATTGAAATCAACTTATTCGTTGACACCTGAACAAATAAATCAACTGAAATGAACGAAATGACCGCTGAACAACGCGCAAGGTATTTGTTTGACTTGTTTGATTTCATCGAATACGATTCGAAGGTGAAGACATTCATGACACGCAAATCATGCGCGTTGATTCTGGTTCAAGAATTAATGAAGGACGTTGACATCAAATCGCGTGACTTCATTTATTGGTCGAATGTTAAACTTAATCTTTTAGAACTATGAAATGGCGCGCTTCACAAATTGGAAAACTCATGACAACGTCCAGGTCGAAAACGGACGTCTTGTCGCAAACGGCGAAATCGTACATCGAACAACTTGCGAAAGAAGATTTCTTCGGTTACACGTCACCCATTGTCAATCGTTATCTTGACAAAGGGACGAATCAAGAACTTGAATCGATTCAGTTATTGAACGCGGTTCGCTTTGAGAATTATGAAAAGAACACTGAACGTGTTCAAAACGATTTCTTGACCGGGGAATGCGACATCGTGACGAACGAAAGAATCATTGACATCAAGACAAGCTGGTCGCTTGACACGTTTCCCGAACTACCTGAAGACATCGACGCGAAGGATTACGAATGGCAAGGTCGTGCTTACATGATGCTTTACAATCGAATGGAATTTGAACTGGTGTTTTGTATGGTGTCGACGTGGGACGAATTCTTGACTTCATACGATGACAAAGCGATTCACAAGGTTGACCACATCGATCCACGAAAGCGAATCACGTCGTTGTTGTTCGAACGCGACTTCGAACTTGAACAACAAATGATTGAACGTTGCCAGCTTGCGACGGAATACTATGTCGAACGAATTAAAAAACTGAACGACAAATGAACATAACGCACGAACAACAACCGATTCAACACGAAGACACCGTGTTAATGGCGGTCATGACCAAATATTACGAACGGTCGAAACGTGGTGTTTCTAAATACGGGAAAACGCTTGACCGAACCGACATCAATTTGATTGATTGGTTGAATCACCTTCAAGAAGAATTAATGGACGCAACGCTTTACATTGAAAAACTTAAAAAAGACCTATGAAACAAACCGCAATGCAACAACTTATCGAAGCGCTTGAACTCAAAGTCATGGCGCAACACATTCCGTGGGTGCAAAAAACGCTTGACGACGCGCTTGAAATGGAACGACAACAAATCGTCAACGCTTACGAAAACGGCGAATGGAATCAAGGCGTCAACGGTGACGCGAACGAATACATTCAAAAAACATTCCAGCATGAAAGCAACGATTGAATTCAACCTGCCCGAGGACAAGCACGAATGGGACAACGCCGTTCAGGCCGACGCCATGTTCGCGTGTTTGTGGGACTTTCAACAAGAACTTCGACGGCTATGGAAATACGAGCAACTAAGCGAAGAACAATTCAACATGGTTGAACGGATTCGGGATTCATTCCATTCGATTCTTGACGATAACAATGTAAACTTAAACAAATAAATATGAACAAAGAAAAAGGAACGGTCGTCAACGTGACGCCATTACAACAAATTTCGGACAAATTTCGAAAGCAAGATTTCACAATCAAAACATTCGACGCGAATTATCCGCAATTCTTGACTTTTCAAGTCGTGAACGACAAATGCGACCTTGTCGCGAACCTGAACACCGGGGACGTGGTCGAGGTATCGTACAACCTTCGCGGTCGTGAATGGACGTCGCCCGAAGGTGTCACCAAGTATTTCAACACGGTCGAAGCGTGGTCGATTCAATTATCCAGCGAACCAACACCAACACAAACACCAACGAATGAAGACGCTGACGATTTACCTTTCTAACGATTCCACGATTGTTGACTTCATGCGGACAACGACCGAAGACCGTTTGTCGTCTCGTTATAAGATGACACACTTGGCCGAAGACATGAAGGTTTCCTATTCGATGCTTTACCGCTTCATGAAGGGACGTCCAGTCGGCGAAGAATTCTTCATTGC